AATAAACTGTCTTGTACTTTCATTGAGTTTTCAGATACCCAACCATCTTCGTTTATAAAAGTACCATCTGTGGTTACAACTGTACCTGTTGAAAGTGTACCAGTTGCTTGTTGTAATCTTAATGCAGTAAATGTAGCGCCATTACCACCAGTAATTGTTTCTCCCTCTACAAATGATCCACTATGATTTTTTGCTTTTACAATTTGTAAAGTAGTATCTATAGAAACTATTTCAGCAGTAACACTACTAGTGCCACCAGTTATTGTTTCTCCTTCAGTTAAACCACCTGAAAGACCATTGTATAAAATATAAGTTGGTAACTTTATTGTTGGTGCAGGACTTGCTTGATAATTATAACCAGACTCAATTACTTTCATTGTTAATGCACGTCCTATTTCAGAACCATATGCTAATAGTTTTGCACCACTACCACCAGATGACGTAACCGTCACACTAGGTAAAGATGTATAGCCATTACCAAACTCAATCATTCTAATATCTGTAATATCTTCGTTACCCGATCCTTCTTCTTGTACAACTTTATTTCCAAAGTATTGGTCATTCTTACCTGTTTCATCTTCTAAAATTAATTGACCTGTACCTGTACCAGACTCTAATGTAACACCACCATTTACAACTGAAACTTTAGCAGTTGCATTTCCTGAACCAAAGTTTATATTGTCACCAACAGCATAACCAGAACCACCTGTATCTACTAATACTTCTTGTATTGTACCAGGTCCTATTGTACCTATTTTTACACTTGCACCTGAACCACCTGCTGTTATTTCAACAGTATCGTCTTCATTATACAATGCACCATCATTTGTAATTGTTTTTTCATCTATAATTTTTGAAACTGATAATGAAACTAAAACGTCATCATCTGTATTATCTGTACCTGTAATCGTTTCACCAGCAACAAAAGTACCAGAAACAGAATCATCACCTACAACTAATTCAGTAACTTCTACACCACCTATTAGAAATTTAAATACATCTTCTACAATTGCAGTTGCTTCATTTACTGTAGCACTAACGGGATTATTTGCCTGTGTGATTGTTTGACCTATAAGATTTGTAGGTTCTGAAGTACCTAATGCTAAACAACGAATTATCTTTTTAGTATCCCATTTACCATCGGACACTCTTAACATTTCGTCTTTAGGATATCTTATTTCAGCGTCTTCATTTAAAAGTAATTTAAAAAATATTTCACTTGCACGTTTTGTACCTTTTGATTGATATAATGATTTAATGTTTTTTGTAAGATTTCTTTTATCTATACCTTCGTATAATCTATCAGGTACACTTGTTAAAAATGCGTTTCTAAATTTAGATAAAAAACCTGATATAGTTTTATCCACATCAGCGTAATCTAAAAGTTGTTGAATATTTTGAACTGGGTTTGCTCTGTATTTACCTATAGTTGCCTCAGCACCTGAAGACGAACCTGTTATTAATTCACCTTCTACAAATTTGTTTTGATGAGCAACAAACAAACGACCACCACCATCAACGTCTTCTATTATTACTGTTGTCGTTGCACCAGATGTAGAACCTGTTATTGTTTCACCATTTATAAAATCACCATAACTTGTATCTTCTAAAAGAACGTTATCGTCACCGTCATCTTTACTTACGTTTGTACCATCAAGTACAATCTTTGCAGCTGTTGTACCTTCTAATACTAAATGATCTGGATCGCCAATGTTTGTTAATGTGATCTCAGCTGATTCCATCAACTGATAATATGCTTTTACAAAGTCTAAAAATAATGGGTGGTCTTCAAGTACAAAATCAGGTACTTGTGAATTTATAAGGTTTGATATTTTATCTTTAAAGTCGGCCATTTCATCTAATAACTACTAGTCGTGGTATATCCTATACCAGCGTTTGCTGAGCCTCCTACTAATGTATCAGCCTCAACTGTAACTGAACTGTTTGCAACATCAATATCTAATACTTGATTTCTAATAGGAACAATATCGTTTGAATTAGGTTTAACCGTAACTTCTATAACTGTTGAAGCTGCACCTCTTACGTTTTCTATATTAGAAACATTTAAAGAGTTTACTTCAACTTTACCTGTTGAGTATTCTATTGTACCTTGTGTACTGTTAGCATATGATCTTACAGAACCATCATTTCTATATCTTCTTACATTACCTTGTCCATCATCATCTAAAAACCAAATGTTTGTAGTGTCGCCATCAATTTTAAATCCTGTTGATTCTAAAATACCACCAGAAGCAGAATTGTGACCTGAATGTGGATTGTATAATGCGTTTGCAAAGTTAATTGTATATTTTGTAGAACTGCCTAATGTTGGTACAAAAGACTTTCTCATTTTAATTGTAGTTATGTTTGATAAAATACTTTCATCTGTTTCATCAATCAATCCTGTTAATTTAGAATATCTAAAAATAGTATCAAATGATTGTAAAGTATTTGCGTTGTAATCTGTTATTGTTGTAACAACGTTTGATTTAATTGTGTCAGCAGTTTTAGGTGTTGTTGCCTCATTAAACTTAACGTTAGATGTAATTAATATATCTGTTGTTTCAGGATCAATGATAACTGGTGTAACTGAAGCAACTGAATATTTTTTTAAATCTTTTACTATCTTTTCTTTTGTAGCGTCTGTAAGATTAGAACCACTTGTTGGCAAAATAGAAAGATAAACTCTACCATAGAATGGCGTTTCAGCGTCTTCACCACCCCAAGCACTAACTGATTGTGTGTTAGCATAAAGTTGTTTTACTTTTGATTTGTAATCTTCTATTGTAACTGCTCTGTCTTGTGACGCATAAAAATTAGGTGCATTGAATTTTATACTTTGTAAACTTTCAGGTTCAGCACCACCTTGTGCTGATGAGTTAACAGTTGTAGTTACGTCTGTAAATCCAGAAATAGAACCTGATAGTGTAAATGCAGTTGCACCGTTAGCTTCTGTTTTGTTTGTAACAACATAACTAATACTAATTATGTTACCATCTTCTAATGATTTACCAATTACACCATCACCAAAGTATATTTCAAATTGACCGTCTTCAGCCTCTTGGCAAAAATAAACTTTTGATGTACTATCTAATTCTGTTATTGAACTTGCTTTAGTGTATGTGTTTTGTGTTACATCTGAAGCACTATTTTGCACTACAACTTTTATTGTAGTCGTATCTGCTCTGTCACTAGGTATTAAAAATCTTTGATCTATATCTTGGCTGTCATATGTGTAAGCATAGGTAACATATGTACCTTCGTAAACATTTAAACTTTGTGCTGTGTAAATACCATCAATTGGTTGTACAACTTTATCTGATACTGAAACAAACGTGTAAGTTAAACCATCTATTGATGAAGTAAATTTTGTACCTGCAGGAATTGTAATTGAAGCACCTGTACCATCGTTGATTACTAATTTCAAATCAGCGATTGGTGCTCTAGCAGAGTTAGGTGTGTAACCTACTAATTTAGCCAATGACGCAACACTTGATCTTAACTGTGCTGTGTCCATAAACATTTCGTTTGCTACGAAGTTTGCATTGTAAGCCAAGTAGTGTGTATTGTAAGCAAGTAGGTCAAGCAATATTGCCATTGAACTACCTTCAAAGTCGTAATCTTTAAATTCGTTTTGATTTGCTAAAAATCTTTTGAGTGAACCTTTTATATTCTCAAAATCTAATTCTGAAATTTCTAATTTGTGTTGTGCCATCTTATCTTACTCTTTGTAAAAATGTTGATACTGAAATAGGTGCTTCTGCACCATTAATTAAAACAGAAACCATAATGTCAATGCCATTATTGTTTTCGTCTTCCCGAACAACTACATCTTCTACTGAAACTCTAGGTTCGTATTTCTCAATTGCCATTGCGACCCTATCTTTGATGATTACCATCATAGGTTCGGTCATGTTCTCAAATAAGAAACCTCTTAAATTACAACCAAAGTCTGAATTAAAAGGTCTTTCATATTTGTTTGTTAAGATTATGTTCTTAACTGCTCTTTTAATGGCCTGTACATCAAATAATCTTGCAACATCTTTAGTTGCTGGATTTTTAGTAAAGTTTAAATTTAAATCTTTGTAAATACGATTTGATCGTTTACTTTGATTCGTTGTACTTGCGTCATAGTTTGAATAGGCCATAACTATATTTATATGACTTTACAGACCATTTACTAATACATTTAGAGAAGTGAGTATCATTGCACCTGAATCAGCACTATCAGTTGTACGACCCCAAGGTATACCACCTATCTTTACGTTTGTTGATCCTTTGTTTAAAAAGGCAACATGTGATGAACAAGGTGGTATGATAGGTGGAACTAGGTGTGTTACTGTAGGTGTGCCTTGAACAGCACCATAGATACCGTTTGCCTTTACTGTTCTTACTAAAGAGGTCGCTAAATTAGTGGTTCCATCGCAAGCGTGTCCTGTAGTTAACAAATCTCCTTCTCTTGCCGCCATTTATCCTCTTTGTCTTTGTTCTAACGCAGCTTTTCTTGCTAATCTTCTTTGTTCAATAATAATTGATTGACGAATCTTCCGTCCTACTGGTATTTTTACCGAATCTACGATTTTTTTGCCTTTTTTACTAATATATTCAACTCCAATGATTTTATCCTTGAAATCCCCTTGTACGGACATAGTGGCTTTCTTCAAACTCATGGCTTCCTTCTCTTTTTCGTCACCTGATTCGTTCCAAAACTTAAAAATTCTCATTTTTTTCATAATTTCCTCATATTTTGCGTTTTTTCTACTATTTATAAGGGTTTTAAGAGAACAAAACGAGAACATATGCCATTTTTTTCCATTTTTTGCTTGATTTTTTAGTAAAAATACGGTATTATAATAGTATATGAAAACAACAAAGGAAAAAAACACTATGAATACAATATTTTCTCTAACTACTATACTTTCGGCAATACTTGCCGTTGGTTTTATTGAAGATTGTGGCGGTCATTGTATGGGAAATGAGAACTGGACAATGTTTGCTGTAATGTTTACTTCAACAATCGTATTTGCTGTATTATCAGTAATAACTATGAAGGAGAATCAATAATGTATTATATTTCAGAATTACATATGATGGATAACGAAGACGGTATACCTAAACTTGCTGATTATACTGATACTTTCGGTCCTTATAAGACTTTAAAATATGCTAGAAAAGACTTTATCAAAAAAGTTTGTAAAAGTAAATTCTTAAAACATTGGGATTTTATGATTAGAGGACCTAGAAAAATGAATAGACACGGTTACAAATCAGAATGGTATGTACCAATTAATAAACAATCAACTATAGGACATAACTAATATGTTTAGACTTTGGATAACAATCTTAATATTTTCATTTATATTTTCTGCCGCTGCTGTATTTGCTGAAGAACATGACGTTTGTAAACATGAACAAAAATATAGTCAGATATGGTACATAAATGGTTGTGATGGTGAAACATTAGAAATCAAAAAAGTAGAACTACCAACATATAACAACACATCTAAAAACGAATTACCTGAATGGGCAAATCCAACAGATAAAGTATTGAAATATTATGCTAACAAATATTCTAAAAAACACTCAACAAGAAAAGGTTATAAGTTTATAGTTAAGGCAGATGGTGAATACAAAATTTTTGATAAAAATACAACTACAGACAAATTTGTAACTGAACAATTAAATACAACCGCTCTATTAAGTTATATTGCTTTTGCTGATGGTCAAATTGTAGTAGATCAAAAAACAGAAAAATATAGTAAATATTTTAATGACAAAACTAAATGGACTTCTATGTCAATGGGTAAGTCTATTATATCTTATATGACAGGTCATGCTATCTGTAGAGGTCATATATCAGGTATTAACGAAACAATGAATTGGGATATATTTGATAATACGTATTATGAAAATGCTAAATTAATTAATGTATTAAACATGGCAAGTGGTAATCCTAAAAACCATAATAGAGATTATAAGAAATGGCCTAACAATAGTACTATACAAGGTATTATGAAAAGAGAAATTAAAAATACAACACCAGGTGAAAATGTTTATAATTATAGTAACGTTGATACTAACGTTGTTGCTAGTTACCTATTACATAAAATGGGTCACAAAGATTTTAAAAAGTTATTAAATTATTTCTTTAATGAAAAAGTAAACGTACAACATAATGTAAAATTATTTAAACAAGAAAACGCTTCAAGTAAAACTGAATCGTTAACTTATGCTTTCTACATAACAAGATATGATTATTTAAGAATTGCTGTTGCAATGTTAGATGATTGGAATAATAATACTTGTGAAGGACAATACTTAAAAGATTTATACGAAAACAAAATAAACAAATTTGATGGACAATATTATGAAGGATCAGGTACAGACGCATTTTCAAACCCTACTTATTATGCTGGGTTCTTCCATACATATGACAAACCAATATTCGTTATGGACGGTTATGGTGGTCAGACAATTTCAATTGATTTTGAGAACAATAAAATATATACTACTCATGCCATTCACAGAAACTATGACTGGATGAAATTAGTACACTCTAACTTTTAATCTTTTACGTTTACGTTTCTTAACAACTTTTGGTTGTTCTTTCTTTTCAGGCAATATAGCACCTGTCGTAATATAGTGTAATGTTAAAGGACTATTAGGATCGTAATGTTCGTATTCGCTACGTTTTCTTTTCACGGAGTTTATTTTTATTTATACTTTTAAAACTCTATGAGCGAACCATTTTAGAAATCTTTTTATATGACCGTTGACGTATTTGTTAAAGAAGTACCTTACAAATCTTACAAATATTAATATTGGACTAGACAATACATCAAACGCAATAAGCCCTACATCTACAAATAGATCAATCCAATGATCTACGGTAGACCACTTCTTAAATTTTTGCCATTTGTTTTTAGTCCATTTAATCATTAATAACTGATTGGCCCAACACAGAATGCTAGTCCCAAAAACATAAGAATTAAAATTCCTGTAAAGTAGTAATTCATACCTACCTCGTTTTTAATAAGTGTTTTAATTTTTCGTACCAATATATACCACCATCTCGTAGTGACTCATTGGCCTCCCTTAATGTTTCAAGCTTCTTAACTAAATCTTTTAGTTGTTTCTTATCTAGTGTCTTTTTACGTTCTACAATCTTCTCTAACTTACTTATAACATTGTCAATCTTTATACACGTCAAAGGGGGCACTTTAGGCGCCTTCTTTTTTAGAGAGGATATAGTTATCTTTTTAGGCTTCTTTGCCATACTATTCTCCTTTTACAATGTTCGGTAATTTATATAAGATTATGTTAGTAATATTTATAATAAATAGGCATATGAATGATGAAATAAAGAATGCTATTGATGTATGTAAAAAAGCACAGCGTAATTATGATTTGAATAAAATGGTTTCAGAAAAAGATTTAGAAACCCTTATCTACGTTGCAGCTAACTCACCATCAAAACAAAACGAAACACACTTTAGTTTAAGAGTATATACTAATCCTAATATTATAAGAAAAATATATAACCGAACAAAGTTATTTACTTTTCAAACTAATACTAAAACAGATAAAATATTTACAGATACTAAAAAGAAGTTTGTAACCGATCATAGATATGCTGTAACAAATTCTCAAATACTAGCACCTGTTGTTTTTGTGTATTGTGATGAAACTAAAAATATAAGAAGTGGTACACACATTGTTGCTACACAACCAAAGGCAACTAAAATAGCAATAGATACTTTAGAAGAACAAAAGAATACATCAATAGGTATATCATCTGGTCAATTAGTTATGGCTGCAGCTTTACTAGGATATAAAACTGGTTATTGTAGTGCTTTTGAAAGAGATGTAAAAGGCGATAACGTACAAAAATTATTAAAACTAGATTCAGAACCTAAACTACTTGTGGGTGTAGGATATCCTCATCCAGATATGACTAGATTAGAACATCCTGAAGTATTTAATAAAGACATAAGTATCAAAGAAGGTAAACATGGTGATGAAGATAAGAGATGGACTTTTCCATCAATGCTAACTGAAGACCTATATAAAACTCAACACTATGGGTTTGAAAAAGTTGAAGTATATATTAATGACAAAAGACACAAAAGATAAATCACATTTAACAAAGGGTGGACCAGGCGACAAATACCTAGGTGACGGTAAGGTAGATACTAGCCAATGGTTTACTCACTCTCATATGTTACCTTGGAAAGGTGGTGAATTTGAAAAGAAAGTTAAAGATCAAAAGATGTTTTTCTGTAGTGCTCCTTTTCAAATGTTATACACTAATACTAGAGGTAGATATGCACCATGCTCGTGGGCAGAATTAAACAATGAACATTTAGCACCTAGAATACATGACGTTAGCGTAAAAGATTGGTTTGAGAATAATGAAAACTTAAACAAGTTAAGAGCTGAGATGTTAGATGAAAATTCAGATTTAAAACTTGCAAACGAATGGTGTAGAACTTGTATAAAACAAGAAAAAGAATACGGTAGATCAAGGCGACAGGCTTCACTTAAAATACAAACTAATGACTCTCTTATATGGCCTGAATTAAAAAAATCTATAAGAAGATACCAACAAGATATGAAAGGTCATATTAAAGATAGATGTTTTGAAGTACAGATAAAAGTATATGGTAATAAATGTAACCTTGATTGTTTTATGTGTCACCCTTTTGATTCTACAAAAAGATTAGAAACAATGCGTCACAAAGAACTAGATGGTCAAACTATATTTTCACCACACGTACAAGAATATGCTAGATCAAAAAGATCGTTTGATTTAGATAAAGATAGTTTAGAAACAATATCAGATCAAATAGTAGATATAGCACCTTACATCTATGCAATGAAACTAATAGGTGGTGAACCATTAGTTATGAAACCATATTATAAGTTACTTGAAAAATTAGTAGAAAAGGCACCAGATGATTGTCAGAAAATGCTTTTAAAATTTCAAACCAATATGCAAACTATGAATATGGATAAAATGCAAGTTACAGATTATATTGATAAGTTTGGTACATTTGAGTTTACCGTGTCACTTGATAGTGTTGGAATATACAATAATTATATTAGAAGAAGATCAAATTGGGATGAGATTGTAAACAATATTAAAACCGTTAGACAATACCCTAATGTAAAAATAAATATTAATGGTGCAATATCTTTTTTAAGTGTGCTTAGATTTTATGAGTTACCTGAATGGTATGATAATAATATAAATTTGTTTAAGGGCTTTGATAGAGAAAGTATGATTAACTGGTCTAACATAAGAAGTCCTGCAAAATTAGCTGCAAACGTATTACCTGATAAACTCAAACAAGAACTGATACCTAAATATGAGAAGTGGCCAGATATACAACAAGTATTACGTGAAGACAATAATGGTTTAGATTATAAAGAAACTATTAATTATTTGTTGACTATAGATAAACGTTATAAAGGAACTAAATGGGAGTACAACTTATTTGATGTATTTCCTGAACTAAAGGAGTATTACTAGCTTGACTTTGTGTTAAGTTTGTGTTACAATATAAAGATGAAAATTATACTTATATCTTTGATACTGTTTCTAACAGCATGTTCAACTACAGGTAAACCTATCAAAGAACATAGATGGATTGTATCTGCTGCTAAACAAGTTATATCTCCTGGTTTTGGTTGGGGGAAATAATGGATCCTAAAGATTTAAAAATTAAACCTAGGTGTCTAACATATCAACCTAAAAGTTATCATAAACCAGCTGCATATACAGCAGACGGTTATATGTTGCCTTGTTGTTGGTTAGATGATCCTAAAAATGACCATAGTGTAGCGGAAGTATTTCATTTAAAAGATGAACACCTTGCACTAAAAAATGTTGACAAGTTAGAAGACATATTTGGGTCTAAAGAGTGGGAACACTTCTTTGATTCACTACTAAATAATCCAAGTTGTGCTCCAAAACAATGCCAATACAAGTGTGGTAATTTGGAAAAAGATACTTATAAAAAATGAGCCATTTAACAGACTTTTATATTCAAAATCAAAAACTATCCTCACCTAATATGGATCTATCACATAGATGTATATTACGTTGCCCACAATGTTTACGACAAAAGGTAGAAGGTCTACCTAGAATAGCAAGATCATTTGATATAGGTAAAAATGAGTTTAGAAAAATATTAAACTATTACGAAAATCAAATTACTTTCTGTGGTCAAATATCCGACCCAATATATCATCCTGACTTTCTTGCATTTTTAGAAATGATGGACGGTCTAGGTAAAGGTTTAAGAGTTGCAACTAATGGTACTAATACAAAAGGTATGGATACGAAATGGTGGGAAAAAGCATATAGTTATGGTCTAGGAGAAAATTGTTGGTACTTTGGTGTTGATGGTTTAGATGAGAAATCAGAATTGTATCGTATAGGTTCTAATTTCAAACAAGTATGGGAAACTATGAAAATGGGAGTACAAGCAGGACACCCTATCGTATGGCAATTTATTATCTTTGGTTATAATGAACATGAAATAGAACAAGCAAAAGAGATTGCACATAAAGAAGGCATAACATTATTATTAATAAAAACAAATAGAGGTTTTGATCCTAGAAGTAGAACATTAAGAAAAAACGTACAAGAAGCATACGCTAACTTTAATGTACCTAGTGATAAGAATAGAGTTAAAAAAATAAAAAGTGAAGAATACTTTAACGTTACACCAGAACTAAAACGTTGGAGACAAGTTAGAGAAGGAGCATTGAAATGAACTTGACATATGGAAATCAAACAGTTGAATTTTGGACAAATATAAAAGCAGATATAATGAAATCACCACACAAAGCATTAGCATTAAAAGATATTGACTTTGATGATGACTTTTTACCTAAACAAGTTGTAGTATCATTATCAGGTGGTTGTGATTCATCATCAGCAACATACTTAACATTAAAACACTTTCCACAAATAGAGATATTTCCTTTTATGTGTAATGACGTAAACGCTCCTAAAGACGCTGACGCAGCTAGAGAAATAGTTGAATACTTACAAAAGAAGTTTCCTAATGGTAAGTTAAATGACATAACAATCAAAGACTTTAACGATAGAGAAGTAGGTGGTTGGTGGCCTAAAGCAAAAGAGATGATGAAAGTAAATCAAAAGTTATATGGTAACATGTCTGTAACTGCTGTTGCAAAGATTTTACAACTAGATAAACTTATACCTGACTTTATGAAAGAGTTTAAAGGTCCTATTAGACTAGATGGTATGACAGCAAACCCACCTGTTAATATACGTATGGCATTTGGTGATTATGTAAAAGAAAGATTTCCACAATATACATTTACTGCTAAAGATATTGAAAGAGTACAAGGAGAAACAAGACGTGATAGTCCAAATAAACCTAACATAACATATAACGTATATCAACCTTATATAAATGTAAATAAAAGATTTGTTGCTGGTGTATTTAAAGAAGAAGGTCTTATGAAAGACTTATTCCCTATAACTAGAAGTTGTGTAGGTTCTGGTAAAGAAACTAAAGACTTTACTGCATGGTGTTGGAAGTGTTTCTGGTGCTATGAAAAAGCGTGGGCGTTTAATCTACCAAATACCCATATGGCTTAAACTGACTTTCATACAAAGTCATAAACTTTGCTTTAAACAAAGTAGTATTTTCAAAATAAGGTAAATACTTTATCTTACTAGGTATAAAAGGACTCTTATAAGTATCTTTTATTTTTTCAGGTACAAACATGTTTAATAAGTCCTCATGTGTACACTCCTCTAACCATAAATTATATACGGTTGTATTATACGTTTTATAATACGAAGCAATATGTTCATTAAAAAAGCGTATCTGCATTAAAAAAAATTCTAAATGGCGATCATCAAATTTAAACTTAATGTTGTATTCTTGTATTGTTGATTTTAATACATCATCATCTGTTGCTGACATAAAATGCCAAGAGTGATGTTGTCCATCTTCTTTACCATACTTTCTTAATTGTTCTGCTATAATATTATGAAACGTAAAAGATACAAAGTGTTTCCATATGTTTCTACGTCTTAATAAAGCAATACGATAACCATGATAAAAGTCTTTAAACCAATCAAACAAATAAGTGTAATGAGGTTTACTTGGCATATCCACATGCCTATACAATTGAATACTATGAAATATGCTAAACATATCTAAACCAAAAGTATCTCTTATATCTTCAAATAACTTAATTTTCTTTAGATAAGATTGGTCATAGGTTTCAGGACTAAAAAACTCTGAGCTTTTTATTTCAGGTCCTACCATACCATGTTTACGATAACCTTGTCTTATATAATCCCCAATATAATGGGAACCAGCACGTGGCATAGATATTAATACAGATACATCTGCTTTATCGTAAATCATAGAAACTCCGCACAAGTTAACATCAAAGTATTCGCACAGTTAAGCGAAAAATTTTTAAAGGATATCAAACGTTCCTAGTATCATACAAACTATAACATAGCCTATATAACCTAATAACAAATAACCTAGTATCTTTTCCCATATACTAAACACTAAACGATTCCCCACAGCCACAACTGCTTTTACTATTAGGATTAGTTATTTTAAATTCAGACGAAAATGTGTCTTCTACCCAATCAAGCGTAGTACCTAATAAGTAAACCTCCAACTCTAAACTAGCAATGAGAATATCACCTAATAGACAATCAGTATCTTCCCTTGTATCAGTAGTTTCCCATTTGTATTCAAAGCCTGCACATCCACCACCCTTAATATCTAATCTCACATAACGAGTGCCTGCCTTATTTGCTATGTAAGATAATCGTTTGATTGCGTTTTCTGTTAGCTCTAGCATTCTTTTCTGGGACTCAACATGACTATGTATAAGTTTATGAATCCCTAAAACTCCTTCTCTATACTTATTGTTGCTTTATCTATGTCATCTATGTGTGCCGACACTTTGACACAGCCACTTAATATAACGAAAATTAGCACGCAAAAAATTCCTATATAATAAACCATAAAAGCCGCTCCCTTATATCTCTATGTTACTTACTACTTTTATAGATTAGAAAGCCCAGCCAGTTTTAGTTATGGTCAATTGGGTCACCATACGTATGATATTCTTTCTGAGCTGTACGTGTGGTTGTACTTTGTGAATCTTCTACTATCTTACCTGCAAGTATATTGAGCGTACCACCTGCTCTTATATTCATATTGTTATTAGCAAACATATTAATATCACCATCTAAAGCGGCCATATTGATATTACCTTGACTGACTTGTATATTCACATTAGCACCACCACCTACTTGTATATCGTAGTTGTTATCTGCTTGGCCATCTGCGTTTATTATTATCTTATGACGGCCGTTAATTGTTAGGTCAGAGGACCCTTTGATAAAGACCTTATTGTCTTTCTCGGTTATCGTATGAGTTGAATCTTTGTTTACTTCGTTCTTTGTACCCTCGGCCGTGATTTCTGTTTCAGTACCACTATGGTGATATAAGAGGATTCTCTCTTTGTCAGGCGTGTCATCAAACTCTAATATGTGGCCTGATTCGCTTTCATATACGTGGTTAAAAGGATACTCGGCCGCATATGTATTTTCAGGTAGGGACCATGTATCACCCTCGGACTGATCTATACTGACTAGGCCATCCTTAATCTCTATCATATTGGCACTAGGAATATTCAGATATGTATTACGAGTTACCTTACGGTCTGTCAGCGTAAGGTGCTCATTGTCTGTGTCATTCTGCGCTAGTCTGTTCACATCATTTTCTGCGTGACGTGGGTAAGTGCCATTAGGGTCGCTGAACCCAAGGCCCTCTGCTAAATTCTGTGCGCCTGTAGTAGTGGGTCTGCCTGGCAAACTCCCCATAATTACTGCGTCTTGTTTCGTATCTGCGTCCCTAAAGAAGCCAACCACCCACGAGCCTTCAACAAGGCCAAGGGGAGTTTGCCCAATGCCAGATGTGCCACTGGCAGTAATTGGCAACATTGGATGTGCCCAAGGTAAATCGGCAGTAGGTAAGGCCTCTTTATCTTCCGTGTGATAACCTAGACATCTTACTCTAACTCGGCCTAATTTAAGCGGGTCTTTACGATCCTCAACGACACCTGTAAACCAGATGAAGCCATCTCTGCCCATAAAATCTGTAGTACTCATTTATTTTTTCCCATAAATGACCGTATTTAAAGCGGTCACCTCCTTATATTTATCCGTATTTAAACAATCTGCGTAGGCGCCGCGGTGCGAAGCACTAATCTATGGCCATGTCTTAATGTCCATGAGTACCAGTTGATTTTATTACATTCTTTCTTCATATAACCCTTTGAATAGTCTTTTTTCATAGGTAATAGAGGTTCTTTTCTCATTAATTGCTCTGGTTTCTTTGTTGTTCTATGTATCATACCTTATTTTCTCTTACATTGTTTGTATTATTATATAGGTTGACCTCTCATGTGGCCATACCCTTTAGCAAAAATTTTTTTCTAAACTCGCAATAAACTTTGAGCATACTAGAAGAATCCTTTAAAAAAGCTCTTAGCACTAGATAAGTTCTTCTTAAAGGCAACCATACTAGATTGTACAAAGCTATTGATATTTCCTTGCATAGAGCCTCTCATTGATGGTGGTATGTTGTTTACGTTACTGAGGTTTATGCCTCCTAATGCTAGTTTAGCCTTTTCTGCGATTTTCTCAACTACTGTCTTTCTTTGTAGTATTGTGTTATTGATCTTCGCAAGGTGTTCGTTCATCAAAACTCTATTGGAAGTACTGTTTAGGACGTTATTTACCGCCTTATTAGCGGCATCCTTGATATTCATGTCTGTACTATTCAAATCTACGCCTAACTTCTTAGCAATGTCATTTACGTTGCTTATCTGCGGACTAGGTATCTTGCCGTCTAATTTGTTCTTAATAGGCGTTAACGTTGATATATCTACGCCTGACCCTATTACATCTATAGGTTGTGATCTGAAATGTGCATTTGCCTTAAACGTATCAGCGTTCGGTAAATCATTGGCAAATACGTTTCTAACCACAGTCATGGCTGTAGTGTGTTTCTGATCTATCATATCAATTTGATGGTGTAATTTAGATATTAGATAACGACCTGTAAGGAATGGGTCTACCACGTCTTCTCTCATAACCTTATTGTCTGTTGTCATCTCACTAGCGTTATATGATGGCACTTCACACCATACTAGGTCACCTACGTTGTATGTAAAGTTACCAGGTACGTCTATGTTCATTGAGAAGTAATCCCTTGTTGCTTCTGATAAATTCTGTTTGCCTGTCATTCTAGGATCTGATTCCATACCCTCACTATTAAAAATGTGATTTGATTTAGTAGCAGGTACAACAAACACACGAGCAAAATAATCATCCATATACTTACGATTGTCAGCACTTGACGCCTTGGTCAGTTTACTAGCATGTAGTCTATTGATCTGGTGTTTATTTGTTGAACCATATGATTTGTCATCTACCGTATAGTCATCATCAAATTCAGCAGGCCCAGGTGGCATGATACCTTGATATACTGCACCAGCACCTGTCGGTGCGTCTATGTGTAATGCTTGTTCATAATAGTTTGTATATGTCAATTTGCTCTTTATAAATTTCTTATCTATTAGATCATGTGCATAGGTCACACTACCGAACATGCCTCGTCTTGTATTTCTTAATGTGTTATATGAGTCGTTAAATGAAAATGAATATGGTTTAGTTATAGGCGACTCTGACTCTACGTCTGGTGTACTAAAGTTAGGATTAAACGCTGACAATAGGTCTATAAAGGCAACAAATGGTCTGTTACGTGTGTTGTCACCACTTTCTCTATACAATGACTCTAAACATCTAAAATGAAAACCTCTATTGTTTTCATAGAACATATAATCAGGTGTTTTGTAATTGACTGGCTCCGATATAAACGTCATGTGCCTTACACCTTCAGCAGGTCTGCAATTAGGAAACGTGTATTTGTACACGCCTTTTGTAGGGTCAATGAATAGGTCTTTTTTAGAGTTGAGCAAGGACTTGTCTGATTTGACCATCTTGTCAACCATTTCTGCATATGAGCCTGTAAATGATTTTGATACACGTAATCGCTCATTTCTTATTGATTCGATTGATGTAAAGAATAAGGCAACAGCCTGTGTGTTTTGTGTTGATCTTACTGATCGTTTTTCATACACTTGAAATCTGTGGTTTGTAGCGTTCATTTCTTCATCACCACCTGCGTCTATAGGTGTTCTAAATTTAAACTCTAAAAACTCGTTACCTATGATAGGCAACTTATTAACTGCACCTACGCTGTCTATAAACATGAGGTTGCCTGATAAAAATGCTGAATCTAAATCTTGGTAGACGTTGACTACGGCTGTCATACCTGATATTTCTAACTGCGAACCACCGTAACTGTAAAGTATTATCTCACCTGCTCTGAAATCGCCAGGAAATCTGTTGTTCAGGTCATCATATTTGGGAGCTGCCTTATCGGCCATCTTATCCTCCTATCAAGGTTTTAAATTCTTGTGTAATCAGTTCTAAAAATTCTGGTTTGATTAATTTGATCCTTGCCTTTTTATTTTGTATTCGTAATTCATACTCGTAATTAGAAACAGACGTAGCACCTGACACGGTGCTGTTTACCTCTATCATATGTGAGTCGTCAAATGAAGATGTTGAACCAGAAGACTGAGCAACTTCGTAATGATGTATGCCATTAGGTGCATTGTACTTATCATTTACATATTGCTCAAACTGTGCTTGAGGTAAAGGCCAATCATAAAATCTATCTTTGACTTTGTTGAATAATAATATTATCCAGTAATATCGTTGATCGCCATAAAACTGCTCTGATACTGACTCTGGTGTGTCTTCACCACCTATGTCATACAGGTCAAATAGAGCAGCCGTTTCACTTAATCCTTCTTTAATCTGTACACGTCTTAATAGGTTTGTGACTAACTTGTAATCACCTTTGCCTACTGCGTCATAGTAAATTTTAGGAAAGTTTTCAAAATATGATGGCATTATAATCCTTTCGTATCTCTAGTTGACGGTGCGTTGCTAGCTGATAACCTTAATTCGTTGTAACGTTTTCTTTCCATTAGTTCTAGTTCTCTAAAACTTAATGTTGCGTCTATTGATACAGGATCACCACTAGGGTGTGTACTAAATTTGTCTGAGCCATAGTCTATATCAACACCTGTACAAGCACACAATCCTATTTGATCTATGTATGGGTTGATTGCTGTACCTTTCATAAATCTAATTACAAATTCATGTGGCACCTTGTAAGCTGCAATACTACTACCGTCACCGTATCTTTCAGGCAACATAGCGTCTTTGATAGCATGTAATATCTTATTAACCACATCTGATTCCTCTTTACTACGTGGTGTAAATTTAAATGTAAAACTAAAATTTCTGTAATCTATACCATTGAATATCATCTCCTGCATGGCTGCTGGGGCAATACCTGTTCTACGTTGCAATGCAGCCTGTGTACCTGACAATAGACCACCAGAGGCAAATGCACCTACACCTGATACAGCCTTACCTAATTGTGCTGTAATTGATCCTAAATCTGACCCAAAGAATTTACCACTATTAACTGCGTCTTTTAGTTTTGCCATTGCACCTGTTATCATACCGACCTCTTCAGCACCATAGTCGGCCTGCATATTGAATTTTAATGTTTGTGGCATGTATATTGCAATTGTATTTTTTATATTTCTAGCAGAACCTTTACCTGTAGGTATACCAAACCCTATGTTAGAAGAGCCTTCACCAAAAAATCTATTTGCATTGTACACGACCTTGTTAAGGTTGTCTGCTCTTTTTGTTAAGTATTGATTACCTACACCTTTACTTGAACCACTACCACCTTCTTCCGTTACACGTTCTATAATATCAAATAACATGTAATGCTCTTGGTCTTCATGGTTTATAGGGTACACAAAAAAGTTATTGCTCATTGAGTGTCTTGTTGATGTGTAATCAGCGTTACCAGGATTGTAATTTATAACACCTGCTTTACTTGCTATCGTTCTAAATGATGGTATATTACGACCTTGTAAAACGTTGCCTTTGTTCTTCAGGCCGTTGATTAGTGTTGTTAGTGCTTTAAATGCTTTCATATTAATATTTATTAAGGTATCATCACAGATTGATCTTTAACTGTACTATCTGGATTTGATGTTCCTATGTTTGTTGAACCGTATTCTGTTTTGTTTGTTGTATTAGATGAGCTGTTATTAATATTATTAATTGTAGTACCAGCCTCACCATTACCTATTGTTAATTTCTCTATTTTATCTGCCTTTAATTCTTCTACATTGTCAAGTTTCTTTTGATCGTTCTTTACAAGGCCTAAATCATCATGTTGGTCAGCAACTGATGGTGTGTCACTATCGCCTGCAAGAAACTTAGCAGTCTTTTTCTTATCTACTAAACCAAATGTTAAACCAGATAAGAACCCAGCAAAACCTGATGAAGCTTTATCTCTTAATGTTATTTCTTCGCCTTCTTCTTTGTCAAGTAAATCACCTGCTTGTGCAACACCCTTAGCAGCGTCAAATATACCCATAACAGCAGCAAGAGGTAAGAATACACGACCTGCAACTCTAGCAGCACCACCTGCTACTTTACCTGCTATCTTAGCACCTTTTTTAACATTGTTTTTTACGAGTGTGCTTGTTTTTACTTTTGTCTTTTTTGCGTCTTTTTTATCTGTTGTTGTTACTGCTTTCGTGCCTGTACCAGTACCAAGTACCTTTGGTTTTGCACCCACAGGTCCTTTAGGTGCCTTTGGTGGTAGACCTAACATACTTCTCATTGAGCCTGCAAGTGTACTACCTAATCCTGTGATTGAAGATGTAATTATGCCACCTAGACCTGATAAGGCAGCAAGAGGTAACAATGCACTACCTATGCCCTCAAAGAAACCTTTATCATCTTCTTTTTTACCATCTAATAATTCGTTTGTAAGTTTTGATTCTTCGTAAATCTTTTCTAATAAATTTGATGATGTATCAAATTGTTTATCTGATTCTCTTTCTTGTTCAGTTGCCTCTTCACTATCTGCAAGACCACTATCGGCAGTATCAGGCATAAGATTCATACCTAACGACCCAGCAGTTGCGTCTTTTGCTATATCTTCTCTACCACCTTTTGTACCTGCAGCTGCACCTGTTGATGTACTACCGCCTCCTTTTAAAGCACCTTTTGTTTCTTTTCTACGTAATTGTCTTTTAGCAGATATACCTCTTTGCTCTGCTCTTTCTTCAGACTCAATTGCTCTTTCTATTCTCTTGCCTATGATAGGTACATTTGTAAGACCTATTCGTTTAGCAAGTTTAAGTGGTTTTAATTCTTTTTTAAAATCTCTAAATGATAATGATAATTTAGTTGATAACCCTAATACTTTTTTTAATTCAGCATTTGTTTTACCTACAGTTGCTTGAATATATGCAAGTTCTTCCTCTGAAATAATACCTTTTTTAAATAGACCTTCATACTCTTTGATTGTTTTTTCTGTAGTTTGTTGTTGAGTTTTTGCGTCATCAAAATCCATGCCTTTCAAAGAGTCAAGTTCAACAACAGAATAATCTATTACAAAGTTGACTATCTCTTGTCGTATTTCTGCGTCATTAAGCTTTGCCTGACTCGTATAACCAGCAGACCTCTCTAATTGAGATTGGTACTCCTGTAACGAGTCAGATATAGCAAACTTAGGATCAGATTCATCTTCTTTTTGTCTTTTTAGAATTGACTTAAAGTTTTCTGCTGACGCCTTTTTAAAGACTTTGGATTCTGCTGTTGTTGCCATTATTCTTTATTCTTAACTTTTGATGGTTTACCATTTACGTATATTGCAAACCAACCTGCACCAGCCCCTACAACTACTGACACTAACCCTGCCTGTGCGTTGTTAGGATTTTCTAGTGCCATAAACCAATTGATTACATCTAAAAATGCCCAACCATAAGCAAGCATTAATAGTCTTGGTACTAGTCTCCAGTTAGACATCAATTCAGGTATCTCTACCTCAATAAAATGCCATAGTGATTTAACACCGTGTTTGAAACCTGCCCAGCCTGTGCTAAGCATATTTTTTAAAAAGTTCATATTATCTCCCTCTTTGTTTTTCTCTTATTTTCTCGTTTTCTTCTCGTATATGCTGTAACAATAAGTCAACATATATTTCCCTCTCCCATGGTAACATTCCTTCAAGGTCACCTAATGAGTATTTATGGTATTGCATTAAAGCAAAGTTTGTCCTATAAAAACTCTCTAGGCTTTCATGTAAGAGGGTAACTGAAAAAAATCAGACGCTCCTTGTAATAACATTTCATGCTCTACACCAGATTTAGGGTTCTTGTATTTGATTGTATGACTTATGATAGGCAACGTTTCAAAAAAGTCTTTTAACTTTTTAAATTGTGGCATAGTCAAGTTGTCAACAAACTGCTCAAGTTCTTTTGGTTCAAGGTCTTGTGTTTCAAACACCTCATCACCATTGTAAATCTGAGCAATACAATCTCTCATCAAATTAACTGTAAGGTCAATTATAGTCTTCTTATCTGACACTTCAATTATAGTAGGCACTTTCATTATCACACCGTAATCTTTTGAAAAAGGTATATGTGTGTTCACCTTTTTACTAAAGTCTGGCTTTACACTCTCAATATTAAAATCATAATCTACAATTTGTGTTTCATCATCTGGACATTTTAGTTTAAGTTGTACAGTTTCACCTATTGACTTTGATCTTATGTTCAACCATAACCATTCAAAATCGTAAACTGGTAACTTCGTAACGTCAATACCATCTGTCAATACACAAGTTTGAACAGTTTTGATTAGTGTATCAACCATCTCCCGTTCTACATTGTTCTCTACAGACATCAATAAAATCTTTTCTTCTTTTACTAAAAATGGTCTGTACTTTACCTTTGCACCGTTTGACAACATCAAGTCATGCTCAGGCGTCTTCATAAAATTAAGCATTATTTACTCCTTTAATATAATATATCACGTATAATTTTAGGGTCTGGTAGACCTTTCGGGAACACACGCCCTCCCGTTACTCGCCCAATAGGCAAATTCCTTCTTAGCTTTTCATAGACCTGTCTACCTGCTCTACCTATCTCGTTACCTATACCAAATGGTAAGTTATCTAAAAAGTTAGTTTGTAGTGCTGTAGTGTTTGATCTATATTCTAATCTATTCTTTTTGTGTCTTCTATTTTCTACATCCATACCTTGTCTTAAATAGTTCCATGCTGATGTAGCATAGTTTCTGTATGTAAATGTTACACTTGTTTTTACTATTTGATTTTGAGCGTCATATGACAATGGTGTAGAAGCAATAGTTTTAGGCCATACTTCGTACATCTGTACCTGATATGATGTGAAACCAGATGAGTCACCTAAACTTTTACGTATTGTTTCCCTATCTTTTACTGCGTCACCTGATGGCTCAAAGTTAGCAAGGGCTGCTGTAAATGATTTATGTAATGGTGTAATCGTTATCATACATGGTGTAGCATAGTCATCATAATAACCTACATTGTGAGTAATAGGATCTACGATAGAGTTTTGCCATGCCTCAAAATATAATCGTTCATCATAGTTAACACTTGTATAAAATTCTAATGTGACCTCTTCAAAGCTAACGTTCTTTGCTATCGCTCTTTTAGGGCCGTAGTATGTTTCATTTACATCATCTGTAATTGTTTTACCTGGTAATGAAACGTTAGAACAGAATAGGTCCATTCTTAATTGTAAATTCTCTTTTATTGCACCTGCTAGTCTACCACTTTTGTTTAATCTTGCTGCTGCTTTTTTACCACCTGTAGGGTCAGAATAAACATAGTCACGTGGTAATGCTTTACTTTGTGGTCCGTCAATCGTACATAAAAACTGCGTAGGTCTAGCCAACCCACCAGCCTGTGTTAGACCTGATCTAAATTCATTGAATACAGAATTGTAATTAGATGATACGTTGTTGTATGAGAATCTTCTATTTGTTTCTGTTGTACTGAATTGTGGTTTACTAGGTGGTATACCTAATCGTATATCCATGTCACCTATTCTTTTACCTATACTAATTAATGACATTAAATAAATCTCCTACTATCTGCATAAACTTGTCCTACAGACGCCTTTTTAAATCTTTGTACAGGTAGATAAATTGCTGTTGCAGCCTCATCAGCATTTATTCTTAAAAAACCTGTCTGTACATATGCGTACAAATATTTCTTTATTGTTGGTTTTACTATTTTAACGTTCTTTACATCATCATAGGCAACTTCAAATCTTGTATTCTTATCAAATCTTCTATCAGACGCTGTTGCCTGCATACGTTCTAATAGTTTAAATCTCAATAGAGGTGGTAGATAGTGAAAGTTCATACCCATAAACCCACCTGATATTGGTTCTAATGGCAACACTAATGGGAACACGTCATAATAAGGTAGAGTTTTTCTTAATTTAGGATTGTACCCAAACAAGTTCAATCTACCTACGCTAGGACGACCATTTAGTTTGTTTTGTCTAAACAATTGTCTAGCAGTTGTACCACTCGCTATCTTATTTACTTGCGTTCTATACCAAGTAGCAGATTTCTGAGCGTCTCCTGCTCTTTGTTTGATTGTATCAAATACACTTGCCATACTACTATTTATGTTGATAATAAATAGATTCTATGAAGAAGTTGAAGAATCCAGATAAACGCCCTTATTCAGGTATATACAAACCACTCAACCCACAGAAATATAAAGGCAATGTAAACAACATTATTTATAGGTCTAGTTGGGAGAAACGTTTTATGATATATTGTGATAAAACTAGGGCTGTTGTGGAATGGGGTAGTGAAGAAATAGCAATATATTATCGTTCAGTTGACAATAGGCCACATAGATACTATCCTGACTTCTATATGAAAGTTAGACAATCAAACGGCACGTTTAAGAAGTTCATTGTAGAGATTAAACCTAAAGCACAAACACGTAAACCTAAAAAACCTTTACGTGAAACTCGTACTTATAAAAATGCGTTGGTTACTTATGAGAGAAATAGAAGAAAGTGGTCAACGGCGTATGCTTGGTGTATTAAACGAAACATGAAATTTCTGATACTAACCGAAGATCATCTTAAAACGTTTTAAAATCTTTTAATATTTGTAGTAAATCTATATCGGCCATTCGGTTGACGTATTCAAATGCTTTATCTTGTGTATAAGTTTGACCATACTTGTCGTAATAGTTTATAATCTGATTTTGAGCATTCAATGAGCGATCTAATTCTGGCATAAAAAATGTTAGTCTAATAGGTGTGTATCCCTTTTCAACTAATAAATCTACTTTTCTATATTCTTTATTCTTATGGTCGCCGTCTGTGCCTGCATCCCGCCATTTGATTTCATATGCTAGTTTCTTATCGTGGTTTAGAACATCAATCTCAAATCTATTAGGGTGTTGACCAGGGTTGTCAATGTATTCACTTTGACCACCTTCAACATCTTGTATAATAAATTTAACTGCTGTATCAAATATTCTTCCTGCGTTTGTGCTTAATATTCTTGCTCTATTGTGATACTTCTCCATCAATTCTATCTCTTTCTTATCGTAAAAGAGCTCATAAATTAAATGATGTTTGTTTGTAAAGCCATTCATTCTATCTTGTGTATCATTAATATTAGTCATAATCTTATTATGATAGCCAGAAATGATTTTATGAATATTGCTTTTGAAGTAGTCTTTAGGTCTATCTATTTTGATTGGTAACATATTAGAGAAGTATTATGGGTGGCCCGAAGGCCACCCTATTTGAGAAAGTGAGAGAGATAGATTATGAATCGTCTTCAGCTAGTTTACTAAAGTACGAAAGGTCATCGCTTTCGTTAGACGATTCAACTTTCTCTACCGAGTTGTTAGAAGACGTTGGTATGTCGTTACTGACAGGTGGGAGGTCAATATCTTCTACAGACTCGGTACTTCTTTGTCCAGTAAGGGTCTTATTCAGTTTCTCTTTGAGTTCGTCATAAGACTTGAAGTTACTTGGATCAATGAAGGGCTTGAGAGCGTATTGAGATTGCCAAATCTTGTTAATCTCATCATCAGTATCCTTTAATTTACTGACTGGCTCAAATTCTGATTTATCATAATTCCAGTAGCCGTCTACCTTTCTGATTTTTAGTTTAAAGTTTGCACCTTCCCAAAAATCAAATGGGTTTACAGCCTTTTCATCTTCAAATGCTGGGTTCATTGCTTCAGTAATCTTATCAAAGATTTTCTTACCGAATTTAAACAAGAACACTTTGCCTTCATTCTCTGGATGTTTAGGATCAGATACTACAAAGATATTAGAATAGTAAGATAACTTTCTTTTTCTCTTTCTAGCAATTTCTTTATCGGCTTCTATGCCTGTATTCCACAACCTTGTGTTTTCTTCACTAACAGGATCCTTTTTGTTTAGTGTAGTTAAAGAGTTTTCAATATACCATTGACCACCTGGTCCTTGAAACGCATGGTTCCAGACTCTCTGCCAAGGCATATCTTCGCCTTCTACAGCAGGTAAGAATCTTAATACTGCGTAACCATTGCCAGACTTATCTAGTTCAGGTTTCCATAACCTGTCGTCTTGGTACTTGTTTTTCTTTTCGGGTTGTTCTATTGTGTTTTCTAACTTCTTCGTTAGTACGTCAAAATTTGACTTTGACTTTTTTAGGGCTTCTAATGCACTTGACATTGTATTTTCTCCTTGTATATATTGTTGTACGTATTTGTATTAATGTAAGTATTACTATTATTTATACTGGCAACATACTCAACCATTATAATATTGTATCACCATTTACTGATATTGTCAAGCAGCTGTGCTTGAGTAATATATGTTAAATTCTTCTCGTTTCCTAGTAGTTTTTGATTAGTTGTATTGTCATCATCTGCCTTGTTTACCTTATAAAATGACACTTTAGGGTTGTCTTTCAATACTCGTAACCACTCTGCTTCCCATACACCTGTAGGTTGGGGTTCATAATGTGCTGATGAGTAGTTTTTAGTGCCTTTGTACATATTATTAAACAACTTTGTATCTGATCTTAAATCCATACCTATCATATACACCTCATCTAGTTCACTATATTTACATGCAACATGGCCTGCTGTAGCACCAGCATGATAACCTGGGTCTTCCCATT